TAGCTAGACCCTGTACTTTCACGAACGATATTGCTGGTTGAAAATGCCATACCGCCCCTCCTTATTCGATCACAACATTCAAGTAGCAGGGGGTGCCGTCTTCTGCCGGATAGAACGTAAACGTTCCACCGGAAAAAGTAGAAGCAACGCCGACACTTGCTTGAGTAGCTGGATTTGAATTGTCGTCAATCCATTTGGTTACAATCGCCGGAATTCCACTTGCCCATGTGTCGCCATCTGTAACGGTTGTAAATGTTGCTACAACCAAGGTGCCCGACCCAAGGCTGACTCTCGTGACATTTGATGGTGTTACTGCTGCCATAAGAATCCTCCCTTAAGCGGCGTTGGAATTAGATCGACCTAATTTTCGGCGACTCTGAACGGTCAATGCAGCCGCAAAAAGAATCTGTCCGACTTTTGCGTCTTGATTGGCTGGTTTCATGAAACCTGTAAACAAGAAATCCGTGTCACTGTTGACATAGAATTTGATCGCGTCAGAATGCAGCGCATAAATCACGCCACTGGTAGCCTGAACGCTCCAAATCCATGGAATTTCCTTAAACAATAATTTTGTCGGCGCTCCATCAGCCTTGCTTCCCATATAGCGATACTGAGAAACAAGCGTCCCTTCATAGGCCTCATGCGAAGTTTGATCCGAGATCAATACCTCAGCGGGCCCCACTGGTTGACGTTTGGAGATGGTGTTGCAAAGGTTGGTCAGTTGAGCCCGACCCACGCCGCTTGCCCAACTTCCTGCCGTCACAACTGCGGACTGCCAGAAACCAGAGGTGGTTCCGTTGATCTGTCCTTCCGTCCCACTGTTTAAAATGAGGTTTGGAAGAGAACGAAGATCGTCAGTGCCTGGAGTGGCCGCGAAAACATCACCTTCAAGATCATCTTTGAGTGACGATTCCGCTTCATCTCGTTTTTCTTGCATGGCGTCTTCAATCGCGTACTCGCCTTTTCCGGCGATACGTTCCGTGAATCCGTCCAAGGAAATCGAGTAGTAATATTGTTTCCAAGGCCATTGAGTCCTAGTGAGATTGTCCTGTGGATCAACATTCATTTGACCATAGCGAGAATAAGAACCTCCCGCCGTCGATTTCGCGTAACGCACTCCGTTTGAGAGAGAAGCGCCACCACGTTTTCTTTCTTTTCCTGTCGAATAGAGCCATCCCAGAGCGGTGTTGTCATTAAAGATATTGTCTTTAATCCCTGGAATCATGTTGGTCATAGCAAGTGTTAATGTTTCATCAACATTGCCTGGGCCATACGTCAATAGTGTAGGTGCTGCCATAAGTGTTTCTCCTTTTGTTCCGTGTGGAACTAATTAGTCGCGAGAAACCATAATGCCGCGTTTTGCCATCGCCATGGCTTCATGGGCCGATTTCGGTTTTTTGTCCGTCACACTCATCACGTCACCACCGGAATGAAGAGGGGGGATCGTTCCATTCTGAACCTTCGTTTGGAGTCGTCCCATTCCTGCTTTTTTTCCAGCTTCGAAGATTGCGTCATAAGACGCTTTGGCCGACTTGTATCCGTTGGCCAATTTCTCTTGCGGTGTTTTTCCAGGTGAAAGTTCGATGCAAGCGCGGAGAAGTGAAAACTCTTCGGCTTGATCGCCCTGTTGTAGATTTCCAAGCACGATATTATTCAGCGCATCGAATTCAGGATGAATTTTCTGACCCTTGTCATCGACAGCTTCAATAAACGCGTCTGTGATCTGCGCCATTTCAGAAAGTTGAACTTTTTGGTTGAGTTCCTGAAGTTGGGCTTTCAACTGTGTGAGCGCTGGATCTCCATCGGATGGAACGCCTTGTTGCTGCGAGAGAGATTCCTGCTCTTTCACGTAGTCATTCCACCTACTGACGAATTCCTTTTGTGTGGCGAACTGATCGTAATAATCCGCTTTCGACTTATAAGCTTCTGTGTGTTTGGCAACTTCCGCTTTTATGGTTTCACTTAATTTCGCTGTTTTCTCTCGGTAATCAGTGAGCATCGAGTTATAAACAGCTTTTTCTTTAGGAGATAAAGTATTCGGATCAATTCCTTTAAATACTTCGTCGGGTGCGCCTCCCTGCGCTTGTCCGTCCGTTGTGCCGGTTCCGTTGACACCACTGGTAGGTTCCATCGCTGGATTGTCTACCACCTGTGCCGCTGGATTATCAGCGATTAAATTCTCTTCCATGTTTTAACCTCTCGTACTCGCAATGGCCGTTGTGATGGCATTGCGTTTTTTTCTTGTTGATTCGGAAATTGGTGCCGCTGCTTCTTTTGGATATGGGAAGTCAGGTGACGTGATCACTTTGGCTTTGGCTGGTCGGCGTTTAATCCCAAGCCCCGTCATGGGCGTCGCGTCAACAGAAGTCAGACTTCCGCCTTTGCCAGGCAAAAACAAAAAATCTTTGCGATTAATCTTTACCTTGTCTGCCACGCTAGCAGCTTCCACGCGGTTTTTTCGGTTTCATCGGCGTTGGCCCTCCTTGATAATTCTTAGGTATTCTTGGCGTCTGACATCTCGGCCCATCTCGCTCACTTTTTTAAGCGCCATCCTGACTTCATGCCGCGAATCTAATTTCGGCGGAGTGCTTGTCATCGCCGGAGCGCCGTGAACGCGGTCCCCAGCTTCGACAATTCCACGAGATTTCAAGTAGGCTGCTTTATGACCTTTTGAAAAAAACACGGGAGGCTGCCCTGTCACTGGATCGTCCGCCAAATTCTCTTCTGGTTTCCCGTCCCAATACACGTCGGGAATTCCTTGGCTGGAAACGCCGCCACAAATGTCGCAACAGCTAGAACCATCGCCATAAAATTTGAGCCTGTGCGCTTCTTCTGATCCACAGGAGTCGCACTTAAGCGCCACGATTTTTCCCGTTCACATGTGGCGGGGGAGGCGGTTTCTCAAGGCTCTTAACTTGAGCGCGTCCCACCGGCCCAATGGCCGCCTCCTGCTGCGTGATGGCCGTCTCTACTCCAATCTGTTCTGCTTGAGCGGCGCGTTTGGCTGTTTCAGCCTCGGTCTTCTGATCCTGGACGCTCGCTTGTTCTGCCTCTTCTGCTTTGGCTTGTTCTGCTTCCTCAAGATCCAGTGCGTAAGCTTCTTCCAAACTCTTGATATCGAAATCTCTGAGCATTTCTTGAATAAGCGTCGCAATGAAGTGTGAAATCGGTCCCTGTGCCGTCGCAACCGCCAAGGTGTTGAGAATAATCTCCATGGTCTGCATTCGGTTTTGCTTGTCCATGGGAAGGGTCGACCCCGCCTTGATATCCACTTCGTACTCGCCTTCGATGTCCTGCGGTGTAAAAGTGACAATTCCCGTTTCTGGATCAAAGGCATCTCCCAATTGCGCAACCAATTCCTCCGGTGTTTCACCAGTAATTTTGATTGTGTCTTCGAAATCGAAATTTCCCTTGATGCACGCCATCATGTGACGGGCAATGTTCTCGCAGTGGGTTTCTAAGCGGTCTATTTTGCGGTCCTGGCGGCCCTTGGTGCCTTGCTGCATCAGATTCAGTTCCCCGATGGTTCTCGTCCCTGTTTTTGTGACGCCACCACGAACAAATTCAGGCTGGCCGTTGATATTTCGCTTGATCGCTTGGAGGCGGTCCATGAGCAGATAAAAATCGGTTGGAAGCTGACCAAAATCAGCAAATTTGAAGCTTCCATCGTCCACGCTGCCATTCACCGTGATGATGGCCCCGTCGTCGCCGCGTTCGAACTTATCGAGTGCGTTTTCGTCAATCGAGCCACCCTTAATAAACAGTTGCCTGTTCCAGCGTTTGGCATGGTTCATGGCGCTGCCCATCAGCACCATTTCTTCTAAAATCTGCGCTTCCCAAGGGGCAATGGCTGAGAGCGGTCGAGGTGAGTTCGGAACGGCGAAATCCCAGTACATGAGAAATGGAAATTCAGCCTGATATTCAGGCCAGGGCTTGGGGTTATCTAAAAATTTGTCTTTTAAGTTTTCCGCGATCAGCACAATCTTTTTTTCTTTCGCGTCCCATATTTCCCAAAGCACGCCGACCTTGATATCGTCTTTGTAGCTGAGCTTCTTGTAAGTATCTTCATCCAAATCAGGATTGGTCGATCCTTCCAGCCCCTTGGCCGCTTTATATTTCGCTTTGATCTCAGAGAGCGGCATCACAATTCGCTGCGCCATCCAAGAACAATCAACCGGCGGACGACGTGAACCCAAATTCCACAGAACATCTTTCCAGGACAAATATTTCGAATAAATCTTTTCGTCTTCGATCTTAAGTTGATCTCCGCTCCCTGTGGACGTAAGCGCGTAACCCACTTTATGCCAACCAAACCCAATTAAATCTTTGTCGATGATTTCGTATTCAAGTTCTTCTTTGGTTTTTAATTTTCTCCACCAATAATTTAAAATTATTTCCCAGAGTGCGGCACCCTTCGTCGTTCCCGCTTCGGCGTTCACCGCGATGTAGGGATCTCGCGCATAAGTTGTGGCAATGTCCGCTTGCACGTAAGAAAAAACTTCGTTTATAGGCGGGATCGGAATTCGTTTATTTCTCCCATGAAAAACAATTCCGTAATCGCCCGAGTATTCTTTGACAAATCTTTTTGCGCCGGAATCTTCCGCCCATTGTTCCTGAGATTTTTTGGCAATAGAAATCCGTTCGTGCCAGAGAGCAACCTCTTTGGCTTCAGACGATTTCGTTGTATTTTCAGTTTCGTATAATTTTTTGGCCATAAAAAAAGGCCACAGCCCCCGTCGTTAAACGGAAACTGTGGCCTGTTGTAAGAATAAATTCCTAGTTGAGGCTGCCGACTATTTATTTAAAATTTCTAATATTTCTTTTTCAACTCCTAAACTTTTTATCAAACTGATCAGTGATCTTACGATACTGCTGCGTGGTTCCATAACTAATTTTTTATTCCGTCGATCTTGTCACTGATCAACATTGGCGCATCGCAATTGGGGCACAAAACTTTTTCGCCGTCGACTGGATCAGCGTAACTGTTCACGCCTTCGAAGTCGACCGAATTGATCGAGTCACCAAAATTAAATTGTTTTCCTGGATGTCTCACTTTAAAAATAATCAACCCACAAAATCCGCATGGAAGTAGTCCTGTTTCGTTGACAATCTTGAGGGACGAATAATCGCGCCAGTTGGGCATGTAGTGTTTGATGTCATAGTGCTGTAAATTACCGACCATGGCAGGGGTGTCGCTCTAATTTCCCATAACATTTCGAAATTCTTTCTTTCAATTCTGCCAGAAGTTCGTCATCTCGTTTCTTGGATTTTAGATAGTGATCAGACTTAAATTGACACTCTTCACCGTCTAAAATAAAAGACAATAAAGCGAATTTATGACTTTCAGTTTCAATAACCTCTGCGTCTTTCATGAGTTCATCTAATTCCATGCTGCTTGTTCTTGATAACGAGAGACTCACAGTGTTACCGCCCATGATCTTGAATATCAATTATGATTTGATGTTCTTTCAAAATATCAAAACCGCAAAAAGTTAAATCTGTAAATTTAATATTCTTGCCATGAGAATAATCCACAAGCCCTTCAAATAGCGACGTGGCCAAAGCTTCCATCATAAATAATTTCTTCCTGTCTTCTTTGTTATCGGCCATAGTTAAAAAATCCCTGATACGGACGAGAATTCTGCATGGCACGATTCACAGCCCAGTCCCATGTGTATTCTTTTTCGGATTCAGCGAGGGGAGTTGCCCCAGGATTCAGGTAAGGGAGCGCCATCGACACCGCATCCGCCAAGTCGTCCCGTTTCCCTTTAAGCCCATCCTGAGAAACCATTTGCAACTGCGCCTCCAAATCTTTCCGCTGCATCCAGAGCGCGTGAAATACTTTTCCATCTCGGTAAAATGGTTCGAGTGTTTTGATTCGGTCGAATTTCGATTTCTGTGGACCTGATTTAAATTCTTCAACAGGAAAATAAATCTTTCGTTTGCGCATCTCAGCTTCACACGCCAACTTATATATTCGCTGATACCCGTTTGTCTCCATTCCAAACGTATTCGGACGCCACTTCCCATACATTTCGAAAATTCGGTCGACAACCTCAGACGCTGTACCCCATCTGCCCTTGATGTAATCTAGAACGTAAATATTCCAATCGTGATCCATGCCCACAATCGTAATTGCTGTCTCGTCTGCATACATCTCAGCCGACGACGCCAAATCAATTGTCATCGCCACAAACAGCCCCTGTGGACGTTCCCGCCAGTACTTGAAATACTCGTTCTTAAACAACTGATTCTCTGACGAAAATGGTTTGTTCAAATACTGCGCAGAAAATTCGTCCAAGGGCATCGACGCTTTCAAGTGGTTCACGTAATCCATGCAGGTTGGATCGTCGACAAACTCCCAAGATTTCTTCTGAGGATTAAATTTCTGCGCAAACTTTTTCGGGAAAATTAATTTCCCGTTCTCAACAACTTCACGAACCATGATGTCGTAATATTTGGATTCCTTCTCGGAAATCTCAGCAAATGTGTCATCCAAATGCCACCGCGTCATCACTTCAATCAGGAGTCCTTTGGGTTCAAGCAAATTAATCATCGAGCGACGAAAGCGTTTAACTTTATTTCTCTGCTCAGAGGTTTGCGAGTTTTGAAGTCCCATCAAGTCATCTAAAATAATCAAATCAAAATGTCCGCCCGTCGTTTCAGCCTCGACGCCTGTGGTCATAATCGTCGGCTCTTTCAAAGCCTTCGTCCTCTGACGAACAATAATTTCATCCGCATTCCACCGAGGAGAAACAAAATCACCAAATAAATATTTCAGTTGAGAATTTTCAAGTTGCGCTTTTATTTCATCCAAGAATTTACGCGCAATATCCCACACGCCATTGGCAATTAAAATTCGAATGTTTGGATTTTTAATTATCTGCATAATCGTAAATGCAATTGTCGTGATCGTGGATTTTAAATGGTTTCGTGGAAGGAGCAACGCTTTTTTTCGAGCAGGACGAAGAAGAAAAATTTCAACATCGTCGTGAACTGTGTCCCAATCGTTGTATCCGAGGAAGTGTGTGCAATTAAAAAAAAGAGATTTCTTGAGGAGATCTTTAATTCGCTCTATGTCCGCTTGGCTGGTTCCTGTGATTTTTGGTTGGGCGGGTTTCATTTAATTCACACAGTAAGACATAGGCGGTGACTCGCCTTCTTCAGGGACAAGCAAAGATTTAATCTCAAAATAAAAATAATATGTGTCTTCTCTCGACGAAAACGGACGCATCTCAGAGTTATATTTCGCTGCTATACGCTTGTTGGTTAAATAATTTTTATCGATCCAGGCTTTTCGAAAAACTTTCTTCCAACCGCAATTTGGACAAGTAACAATCCAGTCTCCCTTTTTAAAAATCCAATTAAATTCAATAGGAGAATTACAACTTACACATTCAACATCACCACCAAAATCAGAAACATAGGGCCACTTAAAAGACATTCGATCAGCACGATGTTTTTTCTTTCGAAGCTCCCCTCGTTCCAATCCTTCGCCAGATAAATAATCTTCCAGAGATAATCTGGCTCCATCTTCTTTCATTTTCCACATTGTTTCCGTCGGTGCTTTTAATTTATTGGAATAAACTTCATGGCCCGTCACACACATCGTCGAATAACATTGTTCCGCTCTTACCTGCTTAACACCTTTAACGAGTGGATAAAAAATTAAAATCATTTGCTTGATAAATGCATCCTGATTCGCCGGCTTGAAATATTCTTCCGTCACCGTTGCGTGATCCAAAAGATTTTTCCATTCTGTTGGCTGGTACGTTTTCATATTTTTCGCTTGAGCACATAACAGTCAAATTCCCAACCGTTCTTCACACGACGAATAAAAGCTTCAGGATTTCTCCTCGTATAAAATCCAACTTCCGTCGCACCAAGCGATCTTCCCCACTCGCCAACTTTGAAATCAAATTCGTGAATTAAGTTTTTATCGTCGGAATCAATGAAAAGATGATGGACAACAACCGTTTTTTCGCCAACGTCTGTTGACATTATTTCGGCAAAAGCAAAGCCGATGGCGACTGATTTATCGTCGAGAAAAACCCACAGAGATTTAAAATTGTCGCCAACGCCACTGGCAATTTCATTGAGAATATCTTGCTGATTTCGTTGACAATCTTGAGGGACGAATAATCGCGCCAGTTGGGCATGTAGTGTTTGATGTCATAGTGCTGTAAATTACCGACCATGGCAGGGGTGTCGCTCTAATTTCCCATAACATTTCG